CGATGTATCCGGGCGACCCTGATCTTCCTGACGAGGAGGTAATCAACTGCCGCTGCACACTCGTATACTCGGGCGGCTCGGGCGATGAGCCAGCTGCCGCGGACGAGATGGTCGCCAGTGCCGTCCTCCCGAACGCCTACCCTGCCGCCATGGACAACAACGGAGTCACCGCAGCCGTCACCATCACCGTCGAGGACGGCGCAGCCACGGGCGCAGCGCAGCGCACTCCCTGGGAGGGCGTGCTCGCCATCGCCGGATCGCCGACCAGCGACGGTCGCTATCTGATCCCGGGCGAGATCGGCCAGCGTGACTTGCCACTTCCGCTCGCCGCTTCCCACGAGAACCAGCACGAGACGCGGACGGTCGGACGCATCGAAGTCATCGAACACATCCCGCTCGCCGAGTTCGACAAACTGGACTGGCTGCTTCCTGCGGATCTGCCCGAGCAGGCGGTCGTGATCTGGGGTGAGGGCACCTTCGACGGCTCACCTGACGCAGACGAGGCGATCCGTCAGATGGAGAACGGCGTCGGCGTCAGTCTCGATCTGCCGATGGATCGGCAGGCGCTCATCGACGCGAAGACGTACGAGGAGGTTGATCCGAGCGGGATGACTGAGGAGGATCTACTGGGCATCATGCTCGGCATGGTTCCTGACGGCTACCTGCGCGGCATCGCGGGCAAGATTGGCGGGGCAAGCCTCGCCTCAATCGCCGCCTTCGAGGAGACGACGATCCGCATCGTGGAGGATCGGGCGCTGGTGGCCTCGGGCTTCGCGATCCGAGCGGTCGAGATTCATCGTGACGATCTCGACTGGGCAAACGCAGTGGTCGCAAGCGCAGTAGAGACGCAACCTCCGCTCATGCCTCCGCGCGAGTGGTTCTACCGCGACGAGGCCGACGAGCCGACGCCGCTCAAGATCCTGCCGACGGGTGAGTTCTACGGGCACCTCGCGCTCTGGAATACCTGCCACGCGGGGCGCGCGAACGGGGCCTACTCGGCGTGTATGTACGCGCCGCACTCGCGTACGAACTACTCGCAGTTCCACCTGGGCGCGATGCTCTGCGACGACGGTGCCGAGGTGTCGGTCGGGCGCATCACGATCGGGACCGGACACGCGCCTTTGCACCTGGGCGCCGCTGCCGCTCGCAAGCACTACGACCACACCGGCACCTGCGTCGCCTTCGGTCGCGCGCACGACGGCGTGTTCGGGATATGGGTCTGCGGCGTGCTCAAGTCAGACGCCACGCCGGAGCAGATCCGCGATTTCCGTGCCTGCCCGCCCTCGGGCGACTGGCGTGCATACGAAGGCGGACTGGAGCTTCAGGCGGCGCTCGCCGTCAACGTGGCTGGGTTCCCGGTTACGCGCTCGCAGCTCGCGCTGAGTGCATCAGCCGAGTCGCTGGAGATCGCGACGCTGATCCTTGGGCCGCCGGACGAAGAGGACATGGCTGAGGCGTTGCGAGCCGAGTATGCGCTGAAGCGCGAGGATGACGTAAACATGCTCGTCGAGCTTGTGTTCTACGACGACTGACGTGCGTTCCAAGTAGCCGGGCGGTGACCCTGACGGCTCACAAGGCCCTCTCTCCCCCGCCGCCCGGCTTGCTCCTCTCCACTGTCATCCAGCACCACCCCTCGCGGGTATTACCGCCAGAGCTGGCGCGTTATGAGGTCGTCACAGACCCGGACCCGAACGGCAAGCCGTCAGCGATCCGCACCTATATCGAGTGCCTGCGACGCACGCCGCCAGGCGTCAGCCACCGGCTCGTGCTCCAGGACGACGTCAAGCTAGTCCGCGACTTCGACTCTCGGGCACACCACGCGCTGCGCGAGCGCCCGGACACGCTCGTCGCGTTCTTCGTTCCAGGCATGGGACTGCACGGACGCTGGGTACGGGAGGCAGCCAAGCGCGGAGACCGCTGGGTGCAACTTCCGCCCAGTGCGAACTGGGTGCCGACCGTCGCGCTCGCCTGGCCGCGCAAGCTGGCTGAAGCCTTCGTACCGTTTGCTGAGGAGCACGTGGCCGAGCGCGCGCGCAGGCGCATGAGCACGCTGGGGGACGATCCGGTGGTGGGGCGCTTCGTTCGTCAGCACAAGCTGGCCGTCTGGGCCACGGTTCCGTGTCTCGTCGAGCATCCCGACCTCATGCCGAGTCTGGTCAAGCAGCGCAGCTACCAAGGGCGCAACCCGGCGCGGCGAGCAGCCGTCTTCACCGCCGATTAGGGTTCGACGCCCGCGCGGTAGTGAAATGGCATCACGCCGGTCTCATACGCCGGAATCTCGCGTTCGAATCGCGGCCGCGCTATTGCACTTGCGCTCCGTCTGCTCTTTCGCCTAGACTGCTGCGCAACGGCGGCTGACCCAGACGGGTCACCGAGCGCCAGCGGACGTCCAGACGGGCACCGCGAGTCGTGTAAGTCACTTCTCGTGGAAGGACCAGTATGGAACCGCTGTTTCCCGTGGTCGATCTAGAGCAGATCGCGGGGATGTCCGACGAGGACATCTCCTCGCTCATCGACCAGTACAACGCCGCCTTCGGGGCCATCGCCTCCGGGGCCGCGTTTGAAGGTGTAGAGAACCCACCCGACCTGAACGAGCGCAAGACGCTCGCGCAGGCCGGAGCGGAGACGCTGAAGGCGCTCAAGGTCGCGCTCAGCGAGCGCACCGAGGAGCGCGAGCGATTCGCGGCCGACATGGCCGAGATCGCAGCCGACGCAGGCGTCGTCGCCGAAGCCGTTGCGGAGCCGCGTGAGGACGAACCGTCCGAGCCGGAGCCGAGCGAACCAGACCCCGAGCCTGCGGAGCCATCCGAGCCAGAGAACGCAGAAGCGGCGGCTGAAGTTGCAAGCGAGGTTTCGCATGAGGGCGCTTCCGAGCTAGCGGTTGAACCTGATGCCGTCGTCGCTGCTGCTGCTCCGGCCCAGCCCTTCCGGCATCGGCCGCCCGCAGTTCCTCGCAAGCATCAGCCCATCGAGATCGAGGAGGGCGTGTCCCTCGTCGCTTCGGCGGGTATCGAGGGCATCCCGCAGGGCGAGAAGCTTGACCGTGAAGGTCTGGCCCATGCGTTGATGACCTCGCTGCGCGGCATGGTCTCGACACCTCCTGGCTTCGTGCAGAAGGTCGTCGTGGCGTCCGCCCAGTGGGATTACCCGGAGGAGCGCAAGCTCTACGGTGATTCCATCCAGGCGGACGACGAGAAGATCCGCGCGGTGCGCGGCCCGCAGGCTCTCACGGCCTCCGGCGGCTGGTGCGCACCTTCGACCATCCGCTACGACGTCGGCGCCATGGGCGTCACCGAGCGCCCGGTGCGGGACGCTTTCGCTGGCTTCAACGCCACGCGCGGCGGCCTGCGCTACTACCCGGACATCTCCATCGCGTCCACGGACGTGACGGACGGGATCACGCACCTGACCGAGGCACAGGACGAAGGTGGCACGTTCACCAAGGACTGCGTCGTAGTCCAGTGTCCGTCGGACTCCGAGGTGCGGGCAGACATCATCGCGGCCTGCCTTCAGGCCGGGAACCTGGCGAGCATCGCCTTCCCGGAGCTGATCGCGGCGTACCAGGATCTCCTGGGCGTCCAGGCAGCTCGCACGCGAGACTCGCTCCTTCTCGATGCGGTCTTCGCCGACCCGCAAACGATCGTTCCGACGGAGACGGCGCAGGCGTACTCGGCGTTCGACGGCCTTGTCTACAACCTGCTGCGTCTCGCGGCGGGCTACCGGTCGCGGCACCGCCTCTCGGCGGACGCGAATCTGCGGTCGCTCGCACCGGCCTGGCTCGCTGACCTCATCGTGGCGGATCAGAATGCGCGGCAGTTCCCGAACGGTGTGGACAACCGAGCTGGAGTCGCGGCAGAGATTCAGCGGCGCACGCAGGTCTCCGTGGACTTCTACCTCGACAGCCGCACGGGCGGCGCGCAGATCATCGGAGCACAGACCGATGGTGACATCGTCGACTTCCCGGACATCGCAGAGGTTCTCCTCTGGCCGGAGGGCGGCATCCTGTTCATCGACCAGGGCGAGCTGAACATCGGCCTCGTCCGCGACTCGATTCTCAACGAGACGAACGACGTCAAGTTCTTCTCCGAGACCTTCGAGAACGCGGCCGTGGTCGCAGCTGAGGCCTTCTACGGCCAGTTCACGCTCTGCCCGACGGGCGTGACGGCAGGGACGGGCACTGCCCGAGCCTGCTGATCGGAGCTAGGTGAGGAATCGGACACGAGTCGGAGGAGGTAACCAGTGAGCGCACTTGCACCACTGCGGATCGACGGCCCTCCTCCGACTCCCCGGCCCTACGGGCTGGTGACCACTCCGGGCACGATCGTGCCCGAGGGAGACGGTCACTGGCGGGCAGGAGTTCTGATCGACTCCTATCCCGACGATCTTCCCGAGTCGCACAACCCGTGCGCCGTCGGGACGATGCGGGTCAAGGCAGTGGGCGGCGAGCCACCGCAGCCCGAGTTCAGCTCGTTCACCGTGGTCTATCCCTTCTCTTGCTCGGGCATCGGTCTGGGCAACGAGGCGGGGGCTGAGCGGGCGCGCAGTCGCGTCAGGCAAGCGTTCGTTGCAACGGAGGGTTACCAGGTGGAGCGCGAGTTGGCCTTCGGGGTGACGGACTCCGATCGTCCGCACTTCACGAAGCCCGGCCTGGCGACATACCCGGCCGGGATCAACGCGGCGATCGGGCCTCGCGAGGCCGTAGCCCTACTGGAGAATGCAATCGGCGCCACGGCGCACGACGGCATGATCCACGTGGACTCCGGCACCTTCATCGCGATGGCCGCCTGGAACCTGATCGAGACCGACGGGACGCGGGCGTACACCGCTCGCGGCACGACGGTCATCATCGGCGATGGCTACCTCCCGGCATCCGGGCAACAGCCGGGTACAGCACTGACCGCCGATGAGGGTTACGCCTGGGCGACGGGGCCAGTCCGGCTCACTCGCGACGAGGTGGAAGTCCTTGGGCCGACGGCTCAAGTGATCGACACGAACACGAACGACGTGACGTTCCGCGCTGAGCGGAACTACATCGCTTACTGGGACACGGCGCTGCTCGCGGGCGTTCGAGTCGATAGGAGCGCAACTCCGTGACCTCGCTGGAGAGGAGGCAGAACAGATGAACTGTGGAGCACCTTATGGTCTCTGCGCGATCCGCGTGACGCGCCTCGACAGCGACGGAAACGCGGACGACGACTTCGCCGTGAGCCGCAAGCCGGTGACGGTGGGGTTCAACCCGAACATCGACCAGGGCACCGACATCACCGCTCGGGACGGGTGCGGTTGTGCGACCGTCAACATCAAAGGGCGACCGATCTTCAACTGGTTCGACTTCACATTCGGCAAGGACGTGATCGAGCCTGCGATCGAGGCCATGATGACCGGTGATACGCCGATTACCGCAGGCGGTCTCGCGATCGGCGTCAACGGTCAGTCGCCGCTTGACTGCGACGAAGATCCGATCTTCGTCGGGTTCGAGTTCTGGGCCAAGCACTACGTCGGCAACTCGCCGGACGCCACCTATAAGCTCGTCCACTGGGTGTTCCCGCGGACGCGCTGGTGGTGGGGCGACAACACCCAGGAGGAGGGCGTGGGCCGCACCGTGCTGAACGGTGTCTCGGCGTCGAACCCGCTCTGGGGCGGCGGCCCCTACGGCGACGGCCCGCCGGACGGCCAGGACGTAGTCGAGTGGGCGCGCTGGTTCACCAACGATGACCTGCCCACCGCCACGGCTTGTGGCGTGCTCGGGACAGGTGCCATCGGGAGCTAGAGCTGACCGACAGGAGAGTTATCGCGTAGCTCTGACACTGCCCCGGAGATCCCCGGGGCGGTGTCGGGGCGCGTGAACTACGTCTGATGCCAGCCGTCAAGGTCATCCGGTTCCTGCGGCGGCTGTTCGATGTAGACGACGCCGCCATCGCGGCGGACAAGTTCCTCAAGACGCGCCCGTCAGTGCTGGGCGAGCCGGGCTTCCCCGGCAGCTTCATGCACGAGTACGTCGATTCACCCGATGGCGCAACGGGTCCGACCGGCTCCGCCGGGGCGACGGGGTCGGTCGGCACTACCGGCGCTACGGGTACCGAGGGCGCTACGGGTGCATCGGGCGCTCAGGGCGTCTCTGGGGCTACAGGAAGCGCTGGGGCCACCGGCGCTACCGGATCGGGTTTCACTGGCGCTACGGGGCCGCAAGGGCCGAGCGGCGCGACTGGTTCAGCCGGTCCCGCGGGACTGGACGGACTGGACGGCTCACCCGGGCCGACGGGGCAGCAGGGAACCACGGGTCCGACTGGGCCACAAGGCGCGACCGGGGCAACCGGAGCCACCGGCGTCGGCACAACCGGGGCAACCGGATCGCAGGGCACCACCGGCGCTACGGGCACCGGCACTACGGGTGCGACGGGCGCTGGCACCACCGGCCCGACCGGAGCTACCGGAGTCGCAGGTGTAGATGGACTCGACGGATCACCGGGCGCGACTGGCTTGCAGGGATTAACAGGCGCGACCGGCCCACAGGGCCTCGACGGCCTTGATGGAGGCCCAGGCTCGACGGGTCCGATCGGCATCACGGGCGCTACAGGTGTCCAGGGAACAACGGGACCGACCGGGGCACAGGGAACCACAGGGCCGACAGGTACTCAAGGCACGACTGGCAATACCGGCACGACGGGGCCGACCGGGCCGCAAGGGTTAGACGGGCTGGACGGCGCGGGAGCCACCGGAGCTACCGGCCCGGGCGGGAGTGCGACCCGAGACATCAACCAGGTAGGACACGGCTTCGCAGTCGGTGATGTCGTTCGTCTGAGCGGCGCGACCTATGTCAAGGCTCAAGCGAATACCGCGGCTAATGCCGAAGTAGTCGGAGTGGTCTCGGCGGTCGCAGACGCCAACAACTTCACGATCCAGTTCATCGGCTACATCACCGGTCTCGCAGGTCTCACAGCCGGAACGGTCTACTTCCTGAGTCCGAGCGTCGCCGGTGCGCTGACGAGCACCGAGCCGACCTTCGGAGAGGTCTCGAAGCCCATCATCATCGCCAACGCGGCGACCTCCGGATACCTCTTCAACTTCCGTGGTGAGCTGCTCTCGGAGGGCCAGCCCGGATCGACGGGCGCGACGGGTCCGGTTGGCCTCGATGGGCTGGACGGCGCGCCAGGCTCTACAGGTGCCACAGGTCTTGGAAGCACGGGCGCGACCGGCTCCCAGGGATCGACGGGCGCGACCGGCTCCCAGGGATCGACTGGGACTACGGGAGTCACTGGACCGGCTGGACTAGACGGGCTAGATGGCGGGCCAGGTTCCACGGGTGCGACTGGCGCAGGAACGACAGGGCCGACTGGAGCACAAGGTACGACCGGCAATACGGGTGTCACCGGGCCGACCGGCGTGGGTCTGGACGGCCTGGATGGAAGTCCAGGCGCAACCGGCAGCACCGGTGCAACGGGTTCGCAAGGCACGACCGGGCCGACGGGTTCGCAAGGCACGACCGGTCCGACAGGAACGCAGGGCACCACCGGACATACCGGGCCGCAGGGCTTAGACGGTCTGGACGGACAGGTCGGTGTCAGCGGAGCGACTGGGCCGCAGGGAACGACGGGAGCCACAGGAACCCAGGGCACGACAGGGCCGACGGGTACACAAGGAACGACTGGGCCAACCGGCGCGACAGGCCCGGCGGGCCTGGACGGCCTTGATGGAGCCGCCGGGACAACCGGAAACACTGGCCCGCAGGGAACGACAGGCGCGACAGGAGCACAAGGGACAACCGGACCCACGGGCGCGCAGGGGAGCACGGGCACCACCGGCCCCGCAGGGAACGACGGTATCGACGGAACACCGGGAACCACGGGTGCGACCGGCGCTCAGGGCACGACCGGAACGACCGGCCCGACAGGTACAGCTGGCAGCACCGGCGCTACCGGCCCACAGGGTTTGGATGGGATTGACGGAGGTCTGGGCGTCACCGGAGCCACAGGAACGGCGGGCGCTACGGGCAACACCGGCGCTCAGGGCACTACTGGGCCGACGGGCGCCCAGGGAACTACTGGTGCGACTGGACCTGCTGGCATCGACGGCATCGACGGCGCGGTGGGCAGCACCGGCGCTACGGGAGCACAAGGAACCACGGGTCCAACTGGCACCCAAGGAACGACTGGACCGACGGGTACTCAGGGAACAACGGGAGCAACCGGGCCTCAGGGTTTGGATGGCCTAGAGGGCGATAAGGGATTCACCGGGGCAACTGGTACGCAAGGGACGACCGGGCCGACGGGTACGCAGGGCGCTACTGGTACAACCGGTTCCGCAGGACTCGACGGACTCGATGGCACGCAAGGGGTCAGCGGAGCCACCGGAGTCCAGGGCACAACCGGCCCAACTGGCACCCAAGGAACAACGGGGCCGACGGGATCTCAGGGAACGACTGGACCGCAGGGCCTTGATGGTTTAGAGGGGGACAAGGGCTTCACAGGGGCCACCGGCGCGCAGGGAACGACCGGCGCAACGGGCTCGCAAGGAACTACAGGACCGACCGGCGCTCAGGGCACGACAGGCCCCTCGGGCTTAGACGGTCTTGACGGTGCGCAGGGAGTGACGGGTGCGACGGGAGTGCAAGGCACCACCGGGGCCACGGGCGCTCAGGGCACCACTGGACCAACTGGAGCGCAAGGTGTGACTGGCCCACAAGGATTGGATGGTCTTGAGGGCGACAAGGGCTTTACGGGTGCCACCGGTGCGCAGGGAACGACCGGGCCGACAGGCGCAACCAGCGCTACCGGGGCAACCGGCCCGCAAGGGCTAGATGGCTTGGAAGGTGATAAGGGCTTCACGGGCACAACTGGGCCTACGGGAACGCAAGGTGCGACCGGTAATACAGGCAGCCAGGGAACGACGGGGCCGACCGGAGCGGGCACGACGGGAGCAACCGGGCCGGAAGGTACTCCCGGCCTCGACGGCTCACCTGGGAGCAAGCCCGCCGGGCAGATATTCCTCTCCGCGGCGGGCATGTGGCCCTCGACGACGAACGGTGCGGCTGCTAACGCCAAGGTTGACTTCGGTACCAACGATCAGGATCTCTACGTGCTCGACTTCGCCGACGGCGCGACGAAGCTGCTGGCGCAGGCCACGATCGCGATGCCCTCCGACTGGAACGGAGGCACGGTCACGGCTGTCTTCTACTGGACGGCCAACAGCGCCTCTACCAACCCCGTCCTCTGGGGATGCCAGGGCATCTCCTACGGCAACTTCGAGACCATCGACGCTGCCTGGGGAGCAGAGCAAACCGTGCAGGACGCTCTGAACGGCACTGCGAATCAGTTGGCGATCTCTCCTGCTACCGCTGCTATCACGATCGCCGGGGCCGGAGCGTCCGAGCTAGTACAGTTCCGCGTCTCGCGAGATCCGACCTCTGGCTCCGACACGCTGGCGGCGACTGCCCGTCTGCTCGGCGTCATGATCACGTACACGAGGTTGTAAGAAATGGCACTCCCGGCATTCCGTGCGGCGAGCACCGCGCAAGGCGACACCGCAGCATTGCAGGCGTTCAACGCTCCGGCCGGGCTTGCAACCGACGACATCGAGTTCCTCGTCTGCGAGTCGATGGATGAGACGATCTCACTGTCAACGACCGGCGGCTTTGTCGAGGTTCCTGGTTCGCCGATCTCGGTCGCTAGCGGTACGGCCACGATCGCGACTCGCGGCGCCCTCTTCTGGCGTCGCTACTCCGGGCAGGCTGACGCGATTGTTGCCGACCCCGGCAATCACATCATCCTCCAGAGGTTCGCTTTCTCGGGCTGCATTACAACGGACAATCCCTGGGACATCATCGTCACCTCGTCCGAGGCGGTCGAGGACACAACCGGCTCGGCAACCGGCGGTACGACCACGGTCGCCGACTGCCTCATCGCAGTCGTTGTGGGCTCAGCCAAGCCCGACTCGCTCGGTACGGCTGAGGTCTCGGGCTGGACGAACGCCGACCTCGCAAATCTCACCGAGCGCGCCGATAACGCGCGCAACGAGGGCAACGGCGGCCATCTCGGGCTCGCGACTGGCGAGAAGGCCGCAGCCGGGACCTTCGCCGCGACCACGTACACGAAGGCGACCGCGGCCTTCAAGTGGCACTTCGTCGTCGCGCTGAAGCCGGTAGCCGCAGCCTTTGTGCCGCGCAATCCCGCGATCAACCTACAGGACCCCGGCGTCCTCATGCAGGGCTGGCGTCGCTCTCTTAGCGGCCTCTGGCAGCGTCCTGAACTGTGGACGCCGGATGAGTCCTTCGTCTACTAGAGGGACTACGATCCGAACATGACATCACCTTCAGCCTTCAGCCAGCGAGTCGGCCCTCAGGGCGCAACAGGGGCCAGTGGTGCTGTGGGTGCCGACGGGCAGTTCGGCATGGACGGGATGCCCGGCGAGCGAGGAACCACCGGCGCAACAGGAACGTCCGGTATCAACGGCGCGACGGGAGCCTCTGGGCCGCAGGGCTTGGATGGGATCGACGGCGTTCTCGGAGGTGTAGGCGCCACCGGTAGCACTGGTTCACCTGGAGCTACCGGCGCGGGCGCGACGGGCGCGAACGGCGCTACCGGCCCGCAGGGTCTGGACGGAATGGATGGCTCGCTCGGCGCAACCGGAGCTACCGGAGCAACGGGCGCTGGAAGTACCGGAGCTACCGGCCCCCAGGGTCTGGACGGACTCGACGGGCAACCCGGTGTCCTCGACGTCGTGACGCAGGTGTTCACAGGTAGCGGCACCTACACGCCCACGGCTCGGATGAAACGGGCATACATCGTGGTCGTCGGGGGAGGCGGTGGAACCGGCGACTGCTTGGCCACCGACTCGGCCAGCGGCGGCGGTGGCGGCGGCGGCGCGAGTATGCGGTTGGTGACGGCCGCGCAGGTCGGAGTCTCGCAGGTTGTCACGGTCGGCGCGGGCGGTGCGGCAGGCTCTCCCGGCGCGGCTGGCGGCACCACCTCGGTGGGCGCTCTCATCTCCGCCACGGGCGGCGGCGGGACGACCTCGGGCACGGGTGTCTCGAACGCGGGTGGCGCGGGCGGGGTCGGCAGTAGCGGGGACGTGAACCTGACAGGCGGCGCGGGTGCCGCCGGTCTAGTGGAGTCGGGCACCGTCGGCGAGGGTGGGGACGGGGGTCCGTCTGCGATGGGATGGGGACCCCTTACCTTCGGCACTGGAAACGACACGGCGGGCGTGGCAGGAAAGCTCTACGGCGGCGGCGCGGCGGGGGCACACGCCGTGAGCGTGACCGACCGGCTCGGAGCCGCAGGCGCGGCGGGCATCGTCTACATCACGGAGTACCTGGGCTAATCGACGACGTGTTGCTGTAGGCTCACGCCAGTGCCAAACGAAGGCGACTCCCACCTGGGCTTCATCACCGGAGCCACCGTCTCCTTCTGGTTCATGCACTCGGTCGTCAACCTATTCAAGGACGACTTCGCTCATCGCTTCCTGGCCGACTATCTGCTCGTCCACGGCCCGTACATCCACGCCAACCGCGATCGCGTCGTAGCTGAGTTTCAGGAAGCCGGGCGCGAGTGGCTGATGATGGTGGACAACGACATGGTGTTCGAGCCGCGCGACGTGTGGGCGCTGTACGAGGTGGCCGATAAGCATGGCCCTGGGATCTATACCGCCCCCTACGTCACCGAGGAGGGCGTGATGACCGCCGGGCCGTGGGACTCGGAGATAGAGCAGGTCTATCACCCGCTCGTGCTGATCCCTGATCGTCCTACGCAGGTAGGAGTAGCGGGCGCGGGCTTCACGCTCGTCCATCGCGAGGTCTACGAGGCCGTCGGCGAGAACCCGTACTCGGCGCTCTACCCTGGGGCGGGCGAGGATGTCTCGTTCTCCTGGCGTGCCCGTGAGGCGGGCTACATCCCGTGGTTGGTACCGGAGTCGAAGCCCGGGCACCACAAGACAGTCGTGATCTATCCGACCGCCGAAGTACGTAATATGGTCGGCGAAGACGTGAACCTCATCGAGGTTGACGGCCGAGATGGCAACCGAATCGCCCCAGAGGAGGTCCGTCAGTGAGGATTCCTGGCGTTCACATGGGTCGGCCGCAGTTCCACTATGCGGCCTACACGCCCGCAGCTCTGGTCCCGGCGATGACGTCGATTACCTCGACAGCCGCCTACCAGACGAGCACGGCGGCTACTACCGGCGTGCTGCGCACGATCCACGCGCAGGCCAACGCGGCGGCGCACAACTTCACCGTCTCTACCGGCGGTGCGGATGCGGCGGCGACGCGTCTGTTCGACGCCTTCGCTCTGACGACGAACATCCCGGCCATCTTCAATGGCTGGTGGGTCGTCGCGGCGACGGCGGCCTCATGGCTCGGCTACAAGTCGGACACGTCGGGCGCGAACATTGTCCTTCTGACGGTGGGCGGGTACAGCTACGCGTGAGTCTCACCCGCTATGCGGAGAAGCACGGGCACCACAAGTACGACCGCTACTTCCGGGTCTACGACGAGGCGCTTGGCGCGCAAGCCGACCAGCCGCTCCGGCTGCTGGAGATCGGCGTCAGTGCGGACTCACTGATGATGTGGCGCTCGTGCTTCCCCGCTGCGGAGATCGTTGGTCTTGACCTCTCGCTCGGCGGGCCTACGAATATGGATGACCTAAGGCGAGTACCAGGTGCCACCTTCGTACTCGGCGATCAGTCGAATAGCACGCTGCTAGAAAGCCTTGGTGCCTTCGACGTAATCGTGGATGACGGCGGGCACCGGCCGGAGCAGCAAGTCGGCAGCTTCGAGGTGCTGTTCCCGCGCATGAATCCCGACGGCTGGTACTTCATCGAGGACCTGCATACCTCCTACTGGTCCGAGTACGGCGAAGGGAGTACGGTCGAGTTCGTGAAGACGCTGATCGAGGAGCTACACGCGAGCTGGGCTGGTATCAGCCCGAAGTGGCCGATCCAAGAGGTGCGTGTCATCGACTCGCTGGTGGCGATCCGACGTGTCTAAGGCGTATACTGCGAGCGTGCAGCAGCGGATGGTTCACGGTCGGATGCGCCCGACGGAGGGGGTACCGGTCTGGCTGCCGCCGGGTGCCGACGTGAACTTCGTCAACTCGGAGCGCAAGGCCTATCGCACGGACGAGGTCGGGCGCGTGCTCGTCGAGACGGGACTGTTCGAGACGGGCACCGGCTTCACCTTTGTTTGTGCGGTGTGCGGCCGTCAGGAGCGCAACGACCAACGTATGGAGCCGATGTGTACCGGGCCGAGCTGGACGGACGACCACGCGCCCGAGATCATGATTCAGGTGCCATAGTCCGCCTGACGCGGTAGCCTACGAGTTCGACGAGGAGACCGCGTGCAACAGGAGCCGGGTGCAACTTTCGAGGCGACATTCAACTCCGGGCTGGCGGGTCTCGTCGGCACGGTCGAAGTCGCCATCAACGACAACGAGGGCAATACCGTAGTCGGGCCTACGGCGCTAGGTATCTCCGAGATCATCGTCGGCGGCAACCCGACCGGCATCTACTCCGCGATTCTGGTGGCTCCGGTAGCCGAGGGCCAGTACTCGATCGTCTGGTCGGAGACCGGCGATTTCGAGGCGGATACCTCTTCCTCGGAGGATCTACTCGTCGCTGCCTCGATCCTCGGCCTCTCGGTGCTGCCGCCGCTCACCGACTTCGGGCCGGGCACGACCCCACCGTGCTCGGCCTGGACTACTCGCGCAGCCGTCGCCTCGTGCTGCGAGGGCTTCTCCGCCGACACGACGGATGCACAGGACGCTGCGATCCGCGCGGCGACCGAGATCCTGTACGAACTCTCGAACGGTCTCTATCCCGGCGAGTGCGGGCCGGTCACGGTGCGCCCCTGCAACCAGGGATGCTCGTGCTGGGGGCCGTGGGCCTACGGTCTGAGTTACTCCTGGGATTCGATGCGCACGCGCTGGGCCTGTGGAGGCAAGGTCTGCGGCTGCTCGCCTACGAGCGACGTCGTGCTCGCTGGCGTACCGATCCGCGAGATCAGCGAGGTGCTGATCGACGGCGTACCGCTCGACCCGGATGAGTACGCGATCATGGAGCCGAACCGGCTAGTGCGCCAGCGCGACATCACCGAGCCGAACCGCAGGCTGGTGTGGCCCGGCTGTCAGATCATCGACCTGCCCGAGACAGAGGACGGTACCTTCGCGATCACCTACACGTACGGTGCCGATCCGCCGCAGGCTGGACGCACCGCGGCGATGGCGCTCGCGTGCGAGATCTGGCGCGCCTGCCCGACGGGAAGTGGCGACTGTGCTCTCCCTGACAACGTGACACGCGTCCTGCGCGAGGGGATCGCGATGGAGTCGGCGGCTCTAGTCGCGGCGGCAATCAAGACAGGGCAGACGGGCATTACGGCTATCGACGCCTTCATCGGGATCTTCGCCGATGCTGGCGCAGGACGGTCGAGCGTATGGTCGCCCGACCTGGACTATCCCGTGAGGTTCCGACCGCCGACGGGGACCTAGCCCGTGGCTGGACCCGGCGACCTGTTCGCCACCGCCAACGAGTTACTACTGGCCGCAGCCGGGGCGCTCGACACGATCCCTGACTTGCTGGGGACGAGCTTCGCCGGTGCACCCGACCGACAGTTAGTCGCGCCCGGCAACGTCGTGCATGACTGCTGCGAGCAGCTCGCGGTATGGGTAAACCCGATCGGCGAAGGCGCGCGTTCTCCGGGCACGCTCGCTCCCGACATACAGATCACTCGGCCGACCTTCCGCGTCCACTCCACGCGCTGCGTACCCACCGGCGCGATCGTGGGGAAGCAGTACGTCCCGCCAGACCCGCTCGTGCTCACCGCGGCCGCGGAGCAGATTCACGCCGACGGCTGGGCGCTCTGGAACCACATCTTCAATCTCATCAACGCTGATCTACTGTTCGCGAAATGCGCCGACCTCGTAAACTGGAGCATGCAGGCGCTCACGCCGAGCGGTGGCTGCGCTGGCTGGGAGATGCAGTTCACCGTCGGCTTGGACGGATATCGAGAGGACCTATCTACGTGAAGGGCGCATTCGTAGAGATCAGTCTCGCCGACGCTGCGCCGACGTTCGTAGCGACCACACTTGATCTACTAGCCGAGGTCGAGGATGCGGACGCGATGCTTGTCACCGACGCGATCCTGGAGGCTGTTCAGAAGCTGCGCCGCGTCATCGAGAAGGGGAACTGGTAGTGCCGCGCATCGTCTTCAACGAGGCGGCCGTCCAGCGGATGCTGCGCGATCCGCTCGGCCCGGTCGGACGTGACCTCACACGTCGCGCGATCAACGTCGAATCGGCGGCGAAGTTGAATGCCTCCGGTCGGCCGGGGCCGAACGTGGATACCGGCCGCCTACGATCCTCGATCACGCACGAGCTTGTCCAGGGGCCGACGGGGCTTGTCGCGCGGATCGGGACGAACGTAGAGTACGCGCGCTATGTCGAGGAAGGCACGCCGCCGCATGAGATCCGCCCCGTCAATAAGCGGGCGCTATTCTGGCCGGGAGCCGAACACCCGGTGGCGGTCGTGCATCATCCCGGCAGTCACGCACGTCCATATCTTGAGCCTGCCCTAGAGGCGGCTCGTCTGTAGAGGAGGTACGACCGAATGTCGAGTAACGGAACCGTCAGCTTCACGAAGGAACGACCGACCTTGGAAATCGAGGGCTACACGTTCCGCACGCGACCCGTCGATCCGCAGGACTGGGCAGAGACGCTCAACGCGGGCGCGACGGAGGAGCGTAAGGCTATCAAGGGCGGCGGCACCGTTCTGGGCGTCAGCGCCGAAGGTATCGACAACCTGATCCGGCTCGCGATTGTCGAGGAGGACACGGTCTCGTGGCAGGAGCTACGCGACAAGAAGCTGATCGACTTCGGCCAGCTCGACTCGATTCGGCAGTGGGTGTGGGAGCAGATGACCGCCCGCCCTTTCACATCGGACTTGCCCTCTGGGGATGGGCCTGGGAGCGACGAAGCCTCATCGAAGGACAAGTCATCCTCTCCGGCGGCAGCCGAGGTTCACTGACGATCCGTGACTACTGCGACTCGGCATACGCGCTTCTCATCGACGACTTCCGACGGCGGGGTATCTCGCTGGACGAGTCAGTTGAACTGCTACGCGAGTGGGCCGTGGGTGTCCACGCCGAGCACGAGGAGCGCCTCCTGGAGGCCACGGCTGGCCTGGAGGCTGTCGAGCAGGACGACGAGCGGGTGGCGATGATGAACAACCAGGCGCTTGACGCCATGGGCCTCGGACTGGGGGCATAGATGCCGGAGCTGCTAAGCCCACGTCTCGCCCTTGCGTACCTGCCGGATCGTCTCGCGGCTGACGCCGAGAAGTTCGGCGATGGCACCTGTTCGCAGCGGCGATTCGCGGATCAAAGCGGCGGTAGCATGCGAGAGCTTCGCGGCGTTCCCTCGACGACCGTTCTCGGCATGCGTCACGGGTTCGAGATGGTCGGGTCGAATGCACGATGTCTGGCGGCACAGGTGATCGAGCTGCTTCCCAGGCGAGATCGGCCCAACGAACTGCTTGTACGAGGCTCGGTGGGCAAGTACCACCTTCCCTTTGATGCTGACTCGGCAATAGCCCGCCTTAGTCTGCGGTCTGAGGTTGAAGATCCAGCATGGCGTGATATAGCCGCGATCCTCTTCGTGCCACAGATCCGGTGTGAGCTTCTGCCGCACGCGGAGATAGACGACGTGCCCTCGGATAAAGCGAACGTGCTCCCCCTTCATGTGGCCGTTTCGCGCGTTGGTCGTAGTGGCGGTCGGGGCTGGTTTTCCGCAGCCGCATTGACAGACACCGCTCGGGTTTGGTGGAGCGACGATCGTGCGCGCTCCCTTCATCGAGTGGTAGGGCGCATAGGGCACATGCTCACCCTTCCTCGCAGCACCGTTCGTACGCTTCGCGATGGGCGTGATCTCGCCGCAACCGCACTGGCAATACACGGTGCAACTATAACGAAAGCGATAGGACGCGCCTGATGCCAGGCGAGCCAATAGCGGTAGCGTTCGTTGAGGTTCTGCCGGAGACGGCGGGCTTCCGAGCCGCGACGGAAGCGCAGTTGCGGCGGCAGCTCGCGGGCACCCAGTTTGCCGTTCCAGCGTCTCCGCAGACCACCGTCGCGACGAAGCAACTCGGGGCGCTCGCCGCCGCTGAGACAGAGGCTGCAAGTGCCACCACGCTGCTCGCGGAGGCGCAGGGGCGCTACGACGCCGCGCTGATCGCCGGGGAGGGCGTACAGGGGCGGGCGGCGAAGTCGCACCTCCAGAAGGCCGCTGCCGCTGAGGCCGATGCAGCCGCTCAGCGCGCGCTATTCGCGATCACTGGCGAGACGACAGCGGCTACGGTCGCCGAGATCGATGCGCTGGTGACGGCCACCGGATCGCTGAACGCGAAGGCTACGGCCGAAGAGCGCGCAGCCTTCGCGACTCGCAAACACGGCTCGGCGAGCTTGCTGGCGGGGGAGGCCATCTCTGCCGAGACGGCCACGATGGCCGGTCTACGCGGTGCCTCGCTCGGTGTTAGCCCGGCGTTCCTGGGCGCGACCGTAGCAGCAGTGGCCTTCTTCAAATCTGTCGAGCAGGCCTCTGAGTTCGACGAGGCGATGCATCTGATCGAGTCCGCTACTGGGGCGACCGAGAAGCAGCTAAAGCAGGCACGTGGCACGGCTGTTGCGCTCGGCCATGATCTTGATCTCCCCCGGACGAGTGCGGTCGAAGCGGCCAAGGCGATCAACTTCCTCACCCGCTCTGGCTTCGACCTGACGGAGTCGCAGATTGCCGCCCGAGGCGCACTACTGCTCACCGCAGCCGCTGGCGGCGACCTTGAGTCCTCCGTTCGTGAGATCGATCGCCTGCTCGATGCCTTCAATCTGACCGCCGCTGACTCTGAGCGAGTAGCGGACGCAGTCGCGGTCGGTCTGCGCTTCACGCAGGGCAACGCCGAGGAGTTCGCTAGCGCCCTGGCATCTATCGGGCCAGCGGCCGACACGCTAGGCCTCAGCCTGGAGGAGACGAACACACTCGTCCTCCAGCTCTCGGAGTCCGGCCTGAGTGCCGGGCAGGCGTCGGGACTGCTCCGGCAGTCGTTCCTGCGCCTAGCCAGCGGCTCACCCGCTGTATCGAAGGGGCTCGCGCAGATCGGACAGAGTGCGGGTGGAAGCGCCATCGGCGTCGGGGACCTCATCGACAGTATGGGACACCTGCGGCCGGACGCGTTCGTGCGACTTGCCGACGCGCTCCAGAATGTGGATCGCCAGCAGCAGCTAGCGATCCTCACGCAGATCTTCTCGCGGCGCTCGGCGCTGGCGGTCATCCGAATCGTTGATCAGCAGCGCGCAGGATATGAGCGCATGGCGACCGCAGCACGTGAGGTCGGTGTGGCGGAGAGGGAGGCGGAAGCCCGGACGCGGAGTCTGGGCGGGCAGTTCGACGAGACGAAGGACAGCGCAGCGGATGCCGGACGTCAGCTCGGGGAGTTGGCGACGGGGCCAGCCACCTTACTGCTCACCAACCTGAACGAACTAGCGAGGGCGACGGACAACTTGCTCTTCGGATTCGGCGCGATCGGCGGCGCAGCCGCTGGACTCGGACGCAAGTTCGAATCGGCTGTGCCCGGCGGCGAGCATCTCGTGAGCACGATCGGGAAGATCGCGTTCATCCAAGCCTTCCCGACAATCGGGATCGCGAGGGGCGTCAACGCGCTCATCGGGCACTTCCGACATGCTGACGAGGAGATCCCGTCGATCCTCGATCATCTGAACAGCGCGGTAGACAGCGCACTCGGGAATCTCATCACCATCATCAACAAGCGCGCAGCCGAAGCCGGTGTCGGCGCGCGCTCAATCTCTACCAAGATCGCCATCGCGCAGGTGACTGGCAACCAGGACCAGGAGTTAAGCCTGCTGCGAGAACAGGAGGCTAAGCAGCTCTCCATCTTCAACAGACTCGTGGCGAAGCCGCCGTCGAAGGAGCACGACGCTGCGGTCGAGCGGGCGCGTGATCAGCTTGAGCAGACGCGCAGCCAGATCGAGACGATCCTCGGTGATCAGAAGACGAAGGAGGAAGCGGCAGCGGCGGATGCTAAGAGCAAGGCGAAGGACATCCTCCAGGCCGCCGAGGAGCGTGATCAAGCGTTCCTGAGCGCCATCAACGCGGAGCAGACCCGACGTGAGGCGCGGGTATCCGCGACCGCTTCGACGGAGGCACTCGGAGACGACATCAAGGCATCCGCCGCGCTGCGCAACTTCCTGCGCCGCTCCATCGAGGAGGTGCGCAAGCGCATCCGCGAGGCGCGCCAGGCCGGGCACGAGACGAAGGGGCTGACAGCCGAGCTACAGGCGCTGCGTCTGGCGAAGGCCGACGTACGTCGAGAGATCACCCGGCTCCAGCAGGAGTCGAAGCAGCAGCAGGTAGAGACACGCATCGAGTCGCTCCAGCTCGATGTGGAACTAGCGACCATCGGCTCGACCTCTGGAGACGACCGCTCGCGAGGCTCGATCAGCAAAGAGGTGAGTGCTCGCCAGCGGCTCATCCGTGCCCTCAAGCGGGCGCAAGACCTCACCCGCAAGGGCACGGTCGAGTGGAAGCGACTGCGGAATGAGATCGCCGCAGAGCAGCAGGCGATCCGTGACCTCAAGAAGCAACGCGACAAGACTCAGCAGGACTTCGGGGCGCTCTCGTTCGCCTTCCTTCAGGAGCAGCAGGGCGTGTTGGCGAACTTCGGCCCCAACTTCTTTCCGCAGGGCGCGCTCTCCGTCGGCGGCGGGACGAGCACCACGGCCTCGGTTGCTCCTCGGCGACCGCCAACGAGCACCGTTCCAGGTGTCGCGCCCGTGCGCTCACAGGCGGAGCGAGCACGGCAGGCAGGCGGCACCGGGATCACGACAGGCCAGGGACACGAACTAGTGCACCAGGTCAGGCTGCTCGTTCGCGAGGTCCATCTACTCCGTCAGGGAGCCGGGCATCCGTCCAACCGCCACTCAGAGAAGTGGAACAAGCACGTTATGGATCACCAACCGACGTAGATGGACCTCGCAGCCGCTTACACGCTCAACCCTCCGAACCTGGCCGACCTCGTGCTCAACGCCAACAGCTTGCGCCCGGGTGACGGGCAGACCGGCTACTACGTCACTCGCATCTCCGGTCTGACAGGACAGGCACCGATCCGTGCCCCGAACGATCCGGCGGCGCAGACCGATGGAGCGATCTTGCACGCGCGCAAGAAGGGCGGTCGGCTACCCCTCTTCGAGGGCATCTATCTCGTGCCGAATACGCTGAACGAGGACGCCGTAGCCACCCTCTGGAACCAGATGGAGGCGGCGCTCCAGGCCGTTCTCGACGACTGCGGCAGTCCGGCAGCTCCGGGCACACTGAGCTGGGTGGAGCGTGGGATCGGCGCTCGCTCGATCCAGTTCCTCTCACAGGTGCCGCTCGACTCAGTGTGGGCAGAAGGTCATATGACCTGGTCATTCGGGCTGGCGACCGCAGCCGCCGAGCCGTCGTGAGATGGCGACATCCTTCGTTCTGCGCAAGCGCGACGGCACACCCCTAGCCGACATCACCTCGATTTCCTACGGTAAGCGCGTGCGCGTGGCGCTGAGCCGACCGCGCATGGTGAGCTTCCGAGTGCCCTCCGATTCAGACCTAATCTGGACGCTGGCCGATGACGGCCTGCCTTACCTCTGTACCGGCTATCGGCAGATACTCGTAACGCTCGATACCGTGGGCCTATACGCGAACTGCATCGTCTGGGCGCTGGAGGACGAGGGCGACGAGGACATGGCCTATACGCGCGTGACCTGCTGGGACCCCATGATGATCTGGCCGAAGCGTCCGGCGCGCGACCCGGACGGCGACTTCACCGATCCGACCTTCATGAAGGACAATATGACCGGCCCGGCCATCCTTCAGGCCATCCTCGACGCCTCCGAGAACGCTGGCATCGGCCCACCCGACGACGCCGAGGGCGACCTGTTCGTGGATATCACGACGGGTAACTGGCCCGGTGGCGGCGTTGACCTCTCCGCCGCCCCGACGAACTTCCCCATGTACATCGGGACGATCGCGGGACTGCTGATGAGCAGCGGGCAGCTCGACGTCCGTGTCGTGCCTACGGACAACGGAGCCGAGATGGGTCGGGTCGATACCTACAACGGCAACTGGGGCACCAATCTCACCGGCAGCGTGCATCTCGACTACGCGACCGGCGACTTCAACGCGAGCACCCTACATCGCACCGAGGACATGACCGACACGGCAAACAAGATCTGGCGCTATCTCGGCTCACGCCAGGATCTTCAGCATTGGCGAGCGAACGTGACGGGCGACGATCCCTTCCTGCCGGGCAACAGTCTCAACGGAGTGGGCACGCCTGGCGGACCCGGCATCGGCGGTGCGTTGCCGACGCGACCGAACTACGGCATAGCGGGGCCGCCTCAGCTCGGCGACCTCATCCAGGCCTCCCGTGATGGCATCGGCGTGCTCATGGAGTTCCAGATAGCCGACGACCAGGGCGGTGAGGACTCGGTGCGCCCGCTCCAGCGGCGCATCTGGCAGATGGAGTCGCTGTTCCGCGTAAACCCACGGCGGCAGGTCTTCCTCACTCCCGCACGCGCGGGCCTGGGCATCTCGAATCCGGTCGAGCTAGGAGACTTCAACGAGGGTGATCTCATCGCGATCAACGTCGGTACCCGAGCGCGCGAGGCCGTGACGAACATGGTGCAGCGCATCTACGCCTTCACGGTCGATATCGACGACGACGGTGTCTACGGCCTCGGCGAGCTGGAGTGCTCGCCTGACCTCGACCAGCTATGACCAGGCCGATCTGGGAGGAGAACGCGACCACGCGCCTGGTGCAGGCGAACTTTCGCGGCAGTGACCTCCAGCGCCGTCCACTCGCCGGGCGCTGGAACAGGCCGAAGAACAACGGCGACCCTGACGCCGATCCCGCCGACGTCGGTCCCGGCCCGCAGCCCGAACTACAAAACGGCTGGACGCAGCCCGACGACGGCGATCCCGACCAGGAGGACCTCGGCAAGCACGAGTTCCGGTGGCACGCTGACGGCTCGCTGGAGTTCAAGGGCTTCCTGATACCCGGCACCTGGGACGCGCTCGCGTACACGCTGCCCTCGGCCATCACCGTTGAGCCGAACTTCGTCCCGGCACACGAGATCAGCTTCCTCACCGACCTCTTCGATCCCGGAACCAACGAGTTCGTCGTCGGCCGCGTCGTGATCTACCCGGTCGGAAACGCGCTGGAAGGCCAGGTTTGGATCTTCCAGCAGACGAATACAACCGGAGCCACCGGGGCGCAAGGCGGCGTCGGTCCGCAGGGCGCGACTGGGACGGTGGGTGCTCAGGGTGCGACCGGTACACCAGCCGGTGCGACTGGAAATACGGGAGCCACTGGCACCCAGGGCAACACCGGCGCGACAGGAGCCGGTACGACAGGGGCTACGGGGGCAGCAGGCTCGCAAGGAGCCACGGGATCAGCTGGCGGGGCGACTGGGGCGACTGGGGCAACGGGACCCGCAGGGTCACCCGGAGGTGCCACGGGAGCTACCGGCGTGCATTCGGGTGCGATGGCGACGCACTACACGTTCTCCACGACCACGACGGACGCGGATCCCGGCAACGGGTTTATGCGTTTCAACGATGCCAATCAGAACCTCACCACGGTCGTTCGACTCGACCTTCTCGACTCATTCTCGACCAACTGGACGGATGCCATCGACGCTCTCGATGCGAGCACGAATGCAGTGAAGGGCCTCATGCAAATCGTCAAGCGTGATGATCCCTCGGCCTGGATTCTGTTCGCAGTCTCAGCGGTCGGCTCAGAGTCCGGCTACCGGAACGTCACCGTCACCTACATCGACTCCTCGACGGCCAGCCCGTTCGCGAATAACGACCCTGTGGTGCTGCACTTCTCCCGTGCGGGCGACGGTGCGGCGACCTCCTCACTCACGGTCATACAGGCTGCGCATGGCTTCACGGTCAAGGACGTGGTGCGGCTCTCGGGTACGACCTGGATCAAGGCGCAGGCCGATTCGCTGGCGAACGCTCGTGAGGTCGGGATCGTGACGCAGGTGGTAGATAGCAGCACCTTCAGAGTCTTGAGTCACGGTTACGCCACCGGCCTCTCGGGGCTGACGGCGGGCAGCGTCTACTTCCTGAGCGCGGGTACGGCCGGTCTACTCACGACGACCGAGCCGACCACGGCGGGGCAGGTGACGGCGGTGGTGTTCATCGCGGACACGACGACGAGCGGCTTTGTGATGAGTCAGCGTCCGCTGCTCGTAAAGACGGCAGGCATCGAGTTCATCATCGACGGCGGCGGGGCGGTGATTACGACGGGCGTCAAAGCCGACTTCGAGGTGCCCTTCGCCTGCACGATCATCTCGAACCGGCTGTTCGCTGACCAGTCCGGCTCTATCGTCATCGACATCTGGAAGGACACGTACGCGAACTATCCGCCGGTCGTGGGCGACTCGATCACCGCGAGCGCGAAGCCCACGATCTCCTCGGCGACCAAGAGCGAGGACTCGACGCTGACCGGCTGGACAACTGCACTGGCGAAGGGCGATATCATTCGCTTCAACGTGGACAGCGCGGCGACGATCACCCGCGTTACGCTCTCGCTGACCGTAAGGAGGGACAACTAGATGACCGTCGTGCTTGTCGAAGGCTGGGATCACATGGCTGCCGGTGACGCACCCGAGAAGGGCTGGTCGGGCAACGTCTCGATGGCTTCGGGCAGGTTCGGAGGCAACGCTTACAACGGGGAGACAACCTCTAGGTTGAAGTCCCTGCCTGCGAGTTACGCCACGATCATCATGGGCTTCGCTTTCAAGTACCGGGCTGTTGTAGACACGCCCATCCTCGTCCAGTTCCGCGACTCCGGAACAGCTCACGTCGATCTGCGCTACACCGTTTCGACGACGACATTCTCGATCACGCGGGCAGGCACCTCGCTTGGGACGTACATCAAGCCGCTGACGCTGAACCAGTGGTATTACCTGGAGTTCAAAGCGACAATCTCGGACACGGTGGGCGTGGTCGAGCTGAAGATCGACGGCGTATCGGTCATCAACCTGTCGAGCCAGGACACGCGCAACGGGGCCAATGCCACCGTGAATGAGATCGTGCTCAGCAACGGCGCCCAGTTTACGGTCGGCGACATCGACGACATCTATGTGGTTGACACCTCAGGAGGTGCTCCGACCAACGACTACCTTGGGGATATTCGGGTGGAGGCCCTGTTCCCGAACGGGAACGGCAACACGTCGAACCTCACCGGCTCGGACGGCAACTCAACGGACAACTACCTGCTCGTGGACGAGGTGACACCGAACGACGATACGGACTACGTGGAGTCGAGCACGGTGGGCGACAAGGACACATACGCCTTCGGGAACCTCACCCCGACGACCGGCACCGTCTACGCCGTCCAGCCGTGCCTGTACGCGAAGAAGACCGACGCAGGCACGCGCAAAATCGCGTCCATCGCGAGACTCTCCGGGACGGAGGTGGACTCCGCAGACCAGACGCTCGGCGCTTCCTACGCCTACTTCACCGACATCCGCGAGGCGAAGCCGGGCGGCGGCGTGTGGACGATCACTGACGTCAACAACGCCGAGTTCGGCGTAAAAGTTGTCGCGTGATCCCCAAGGTGGTGACTGCGTAGCATGGCGAACGACCGCATCTCGCAAGAGCCGGTCGAGGTCCTCGTCCAGCCGACCGACGCGAAGGCCCGTACCAGCCAGGAGCCGGTCGAGGTCCTCGTCACACCGACGAGCGGCAAGGCACGGCTGAGCCAGGAGCCGGTCGAGGTCCTCGTCACACCGACGAGCGGCAAGGCACGGATCTCGCAGAACGTGGTCGAAGTACTCATCCAGAACGTCACCGCCGTCACCCGAGCGCGGGTCTACGTGATCGACTGAACCCGTGTCCTTCACGAGCATCGGCAGCCTGGGAACGGCGAACGCCAAGACCTCCGGCGGCACGCTCAGCATCAATCCCTCGCGCACCGTTCCGGTTGGGCGGCTGCTCGCGATCTGGACGGCCTGGGATCAGGACTACACCGGTACGCCGGAAGGCTCGGTTTATCCGGCCGTCGCTGTCCACGACACACAGGAGAACGTCTACTCGTTACTTGGCTCCTGGATGTGGGAGTCGCACGTGGCGATCACGCTCTGTCGCGTTACTGCCCAACTCACGACCGGCGACACGATCACGGTCACGCACCGCAACTCGAATCATGACGAGAAGGCGATGAGCGTCTGGGAGTTCTCGATGGACACGACGAAGGTGTGGGCACGCAATCACGGGCCGTTCGTGGCAGGCACCTTCGGAGGGCCAGGCGGCGGCGGCGGCGACCCGACCGTGATGAACGTGCCCTTCAATGGTCAGGAAGTGCTCATCCTGCATGGCTTCTCAGCCATGGGTCCGGAGACGGACACGTACACCTGGGACTCCGACTACACCGAAATCGACGGCGACGGTACGACCGGCGGCAGCGACATCTCTAACATCCACATCCGCGGCGGTTTCCGCATCGGCGTGCTCGCGAACGACACCATTACCGTCGTCTCGAACACGGCCGACCGCGCCTATGACTCGCTAGTGGTCGGCATCTACGAGGCGACGTACATTCCCGACTTCCCGCGCTTCTCGATTCTCGATGACTTCAATCGGGCTAACGAGGACCCGCTCGACGGCTCCGACTCCTGGTACATGGGGCCGCCGGTCGAGCCGTCCGAGTGCGCACCGGGCTACGGCGGCGGTCTGGTCGCACTCGTCGGCAACCAGGTGCAGCGCAGTGCTATCTATGCCTTCGGTGCGGCTGGTGCCATCTGGAAGGACGACGCCGTGAGCTTCGGAGGCTACGCGGAGGGATTCGTGAAGATGAACGTCGCCGGGCAAGCGATCATCCATCTCGACGAGACGGGTTGCGGCGCTGACGCCACGATGGGCGGCTACGCGGTAGTCAATCAACCGCAGTACGGCGGCTATATCGCGGGCGATGCTGTCGTGCTCGGCTTCACGGGCAACACCGGCTTCTTTGCGGGCAATCCGATCTACAGCTGGATCGATATGCAGGACAACTGGAGCATCGGCATACAGCGCACGACCTGTCCAGCGAACTTCCTTCATGCGTGGATCAATCGTGGCTCGGGCTGGGAGTGGATAGCCGCCTGGAACGAGACCTCGTTCGGTCCAAACAACATTCCTGGTCAGAATCGGTTGGCGATCTCGGTGTGGGGTGATGCGCTTACGCGCCTGGATGACTTCGGCGGAGGTGCCGAGCCGACCTGTCCGGAGTTCTGGGTGGGTATGAACTGGCGCGAGGCGCAGCGGCACAAGGTTGCGACGCGTGCGCTCGTGAACCCGAGTGACACGTGACCCGCACGCTCCATGTTTGTTGCCTCCCCCACACAACTCTCACCGAGAAGGACTCCTCGTGCGCTTACTCAATGAAAGCGCTCAAGTTTGTGCCGATGATGCAGGCGCAGGGCTGCCATGTCATCCTCTACGGCCCGGATGAGATCGACTGCTCCCCGGACGAGCACGTCGTCGTCACGACCGAGGCCGATCGCCTGCGCTGGGGCTACGGCGGGCCGAACGGCTACGACACCACGAAGGCGTTTGAGTGGGACGCCGCGCAGCCGTACTGGTTCGAGTCAGCCACGCGCACCATCGACGCGCTGCGTGAGCGCATGCCGGAAGATCGGCGCGGGCACTTCCTCTGCCTGATGACGAGCACGCAGTCTCCGATCGCAGACGCCATCGCCGGGCCACGCTGGAACAATCCGATCACGGTCGAGTGGGGTGTCGGCTACATCGGCGTCGATGCGCGCTCCTTTCACGCGTATGAGTCCTACGCCTGGATGCACCACGTCTACGGAATACAGGGAGTCGGAGACGGGCGCGCGTTCGACCAGGTCATCCCCAACTTCTTCGACGCGAGTCAGTTCTCCGTAGCGCGGAACCCCTCGTGCGACTACCTCCTGTTCATCGGGCGAATCATCAACCGCAAGGGTCCGCACGTCGCCGCCGAGATAGCGAAGCGCTTGGGCTTACCGCTGTACGTCGCCGGGCCGGGCGCGAGAGAAGTCTCGGAGGGCTTGGTCGTGACGCAGCAAGGCATCCGCATCGAGGGCGACGTGCACCACGTCGGACCGGTCGGCTTCAAGGAGCGCAACGAGCTGATGCGCAACGCCGCTGCGACCATCGTACCGACGCTCTACATCGAGCCGTTCGGCGGCGTGGCGGTGGAGGCCATGCTGGCAGGTAGTCCCGTGATCGCGAGCGACTGGGGCAGCTTCACCGAGATCGTGACGCCGGACGTGGGGGCGCGCTTCCGCACGCCGAAGCAGGGAGCCGAGGCCTTCAAGCAGGTACAGAAGTTGAAGCGCAAGGACATCCGGGAGGCGGCGAAGGCACGCTACTCGCAGGAGGCGGTCGGGCCGATGTTCTCGCGCTGGTTCGACACTTTAGATACCTTGTGGGAGCGTGGCTACGACGCATGAAGGCCGAGGAGTGGATACCCGACTTCATGTACGTAGACAGGGAGCGGCCTCACCTCGGCGGCTATCTCATCGGAGGAGATCAAGGCTCCTACTATCCTGACCTCTGGCACTGGCTCGTAACGAAGTACCACCTGCGCAGCGTTGTGGATGTGGGCTGCGGTGAGGGCCACTCCGTCGCCTACTTTCGAGGCCTCGGCTGCGCGGTGCTGGGCATTGACGGGATCGCGCAGGACGCCGAAGACATCGTGCAGCATGACTACTCCACAGGTCCCTACCCGCATGCACTCGGCGAGTTCGACCTCTGCTGGTGCTGCGAGTTCGTGGAGCACGTGGAGGCCGAGTACGAGGAGAACTTTCTGGCGACATTCGCGCATGCGAGGATAATCGCGATGACGCACGGTCTCCCAGGGCAGGGTGGGCACCACCACGTCAACTGCCAGCCGCCCGACTACTGGATCGAACGGATGCGCGAACACGGCTTCCGCTTGAACCGACCGGCGACGCGACGCGCTCGCCAGCTCACGCCCAACGGCTACTTCGACTGGAGCGGTCTTGTCTTCGTTCGATGAGGCCGTCTGGTGGAGCGACTGTGGGAATACCTGGCACGAGGAGGAGAAGCAGCAGGTGTACGCGATACGCATGGGTCTGCAACCCGAGTGGGGCGGTGCTCACCCGCCCGAATACGACCTCGACGGCCGGGCTGTTCTCGACATCGGAGGCGGACCCGTCTCGCTCCTGCTTAAGTGCCGTCGCCGTGGGCGTAGCGTGGTTGTTGATCCCGGAGCGTTCCCGACGTGGATCGCTGCCCGCTACGCGGAGTGCGGGATTCAGCTCATCTCTACGCGAGCCGAGGACTACGGCGATGTTGGGGATGAAGGCTTCGACGAAGCCTGGATCTACAACGTCCTTCAGCACGTAGACGACCCGGCACGCGTAGTCGCGAACGCGCGGGCAGCCGCTAGGAAGGCTGTGCGTGTCTTCGAGTGGGTAAACGTTGCGCCCTACCCAGGGCATCCACACACGCTAACGAGCGAGCTGCTGGATGGTCTGCTCGCCGGTCATGGATACGTCGCGCGACTCGACGAACACGGCTGCGTTGGAGAGGCGTACTACGGCGTCTTCCCGGCTACCTAGACTTTGGACGTGCTCACCGAGACGACCGCCTTCGGCCTAGGCTTCGCGGAGTGGGCGGTCATCGCCGCCGCCTTGATCTTCTCACTCGATGTGCTCGGCATCTCTCGTTCTGGGAGAACGGCGCGCAGCCAGAACGCTGACCTACGTGAACGCAATGCGACCCTGGAGGGTGAGGTGCGCATTCTGGAGGAGAAGCTCACCTCGCTGGAGCGGCAGGTGGAGGATCTCAAGAGCCGATCCGTCGATGCCTTGCTGGCCATGATGCGCGAGC